GTCGCAAGCTCGTTGCTGCACTTACTACGAACGACGCGGAACAGCTTGCAGCTTGGGTGCTCAAGGCATCGCGCCATCATCGCCTGCGCGCTCATCGTAGGCTTGCCTTCGACCACGTGGAACGAACGGAGCGCAGCCATGGCGCCGAGTCCAAACTCACGGCCAGCCATGATGACCAGCATCGCCGCTTCCGGAGTGCCGTAGGCGCTAAACATGCGCGAGCCGACAACGACCTTGGCTAGACCGTATGCGCTGCGGCTGTCGGTAGGTTCAAGCTGACGCGACCAGTCCTGCGGAGCTGCGACCATGGCGCGCTGCTGCGGTTGACTTGGTGGCGGCGGTGGAGCTGCTGGCTGTTGCGGGATGGTATCGGCAGCAGGCGGAACCTGCGGAGCTTCGTCAAATTCGGCGTCAATTGTCATGGTTTCTTTCGTTGTCCGTGGTTGTTTGATTAATTCAAGTAGTTCCGGCGTAACACACGCGGCAGTAAGCTCAGGTCGCAACGTTACAAGCTCAAAAGCTAGTATGATGTTGCAGCCTGGGCGCGTAGCGGCCTCATGCAGGGCCTTGCGCAGGGCAGGCGTAAACGCCTCTGCATTGTCGCGCAAAGCGTCGTAAATCCCGGAAATGCTGCCATAGTCTTGCAGCAGCGACGTTGCACGTTTTGGTCCGACACCGCTCACGCCTGGCACGTTGTCCGACTTGTCACCGGTAAGCGCAAGCCATTCGGCCACCTTGCCAGGGCCAACGCCAAGCTCAGCTTCGACCATTTCAGTAGTGACGAGCTGATTGCGACCAAGGTGGTACATGGTAACGCCTTCGCCAAGCAATTGGAGAAGGTCCTTGTCTTGGCTAAGAATGACGCGCTCGCCATCGATTGCGGCCACAAGCGATGCGATTACGTCATCAGCTTCGTAGCCGTCGAGCGCGACCATGACGAATCCGTCAGCGCGCAGCGCATCGATGGTGCGACGCATTTGCTCAAGGCTGAGTTCGTCTTTTGCAGGACGGTTGGCTTTGTACTCAGGCCACTTGTCGCGGCGCCAACTTTTGCGCGAATCAAGAGCAATGATTGTGGCCGCGTGTTGCGCTGCGTGCTCGCGAATCTGGCCTAGCGTGCGCTGGGCCGCGTAGCTGACGGCCTCATCACCCGAAGCATGCCATTGGCGCCACCAGACGGCGCTAAAGTCTACGATTAGCGTGCTCATGGGTACGCGTGCCACTCCTCATTGGCGGCAGGCGTTACCCTGAGTCGCATTGGGTCAATCTCGCCAAGGATGCGCGCTGCCTTGTTGCGCGCGTCGTACCAGTGACGTTCCATTACCTGGATAAGCGTCACCTCGGCGTATCGCACATCCCAGCAGATTGGGCCATTATTGGGGTTGCTTGGTTCGTTTTCTTTGATGTTCATTTGATGATTTCGTTAATGATTACGATGAAAATTGCTGCGGTTACAGCCCACGCAGCAATGACAAGGTGCATGCTCGCCACCGGATACGGCACCATGCCTGCCAGTGGTCTTTCCCGTTCGACGCGGATATTCCTTCCATCCGTGACGTTTAGGCACTGGCTTCCGATGGCGACCATGCACCTTGTCGGCTCGTAGTTGTTGTTCATGGTGATGCGAGATAGTTAACCACCGCGAACGAAGTGTCAACATAAAACTTCGCGGTGGCGAACGTGCGGCGCGTATGTTATCGCTGCCGCATGGAAGCTCATCAATCTTTTGCAAAGTGGCTAAAAAAGCACAAGGTTTCTCAAGCGCAAGCGGCGCGTGTGCTCAAGGTTTCACCGCCATGCGTTCATGATTGGCTGCACAAAAAGCGTCAGCCGACGAGCGCCTATCGCGAAGCGATCCAAACGTGGACCGATGGTTTCGTCATGGCTGATGCGTGGCTTGCAAAGAAAGACCTTGAGGAAATTCAGTTCCTGCGGTCGATTCAGCCATACGAAGATGTCAAGCAGGCGGATTGAGCGATACGAGGTGTGGGACGAGCACGGGAAATTGGCCGAATACGACGAGCTTTACGATGCGCTCGACCACTCCAAAACATTTGCTGCGATCAAGAAGCGCTGGGCTGAGGTTTGCACCAGCGATGGCGTAACGCTTGGTGCGACGATTCCGGTTAGCTACCCGAGCGGATCGGTGATGAATTGGCTACGCAAGCGTTCGCTTGCAAGGCAGGGCAAGTGATTCAGCTCGATTTGTCGCTTCAAACGGTTAGCGAAGCAAACCGCCGTGAGCACTGGGCGTCTCGAGCAAGGCGCGTAAAGATGCAGCGGGCTGCTACGACGATGGCATTACGCCAGTACGGCCATTGCCTTGAGGAGCTGCGAAGCGCTGGCAAGGTGCGCGTGCTGCTGGTCCGGATGTCACCGCGAAAGCTGGACGATGACAACCTACGTGGGGCTATGAAGGCGGTGCGCGATGCCATTGCTGCATGGGTAGGCATCGACGATGGGTCCGAGTGGTGGGAGTGGTGTTACGACCAACGCAAAGGACAGCTTGGCGTGCAGATAGCCATTGGCATTCCAGATAGGTGTTGACAGGCGCTTATGGTGCGATAATGTTCGCACCATGTTAAATCCACTTCAGAGGAAATCGCTGGTGGCCATGGCGGACTGTTCGCCAGCTACGTTACGCCGTGTTTACGCTGGCTTGCCGTCGCATCACACGTCGCACGCTCGCATCTTTCAGGCAGCGATGCAGATTACAGACTGTCCGCTGCCACCACCTTGGGTACCCGCCGTTGTTGGCAAGGCCGCGCGAAAGCTGAAGGAGCGCGCCAATGGGTGATTGGAACCGGGAGCCGTGGGTCAAGGTGTTCCCTCGCGAGCAAGGCTCATGGGCAGCCATGAGCTGGCAAGCACGAGGTGTTTACAGGCTGCTCCAGGGCGAGGCTAGCCGAGACGGAATCCTTCGTCCTGGTCACCGAGGAACGCGATGGGTGGCCATTGTGTTTCGCATGACCTACGAGGAAGCAGCGGACTGGTGCGAGGAATTGTTCCAAGAGGGATACATCCAGGTCCTGAGAGATGGCTCCTGGCTGCTGCCATTCCATGCCGAGCAGCAAGCCACAACCATGAGTTCGTCTGACCGGGTAAAAAGGTTTCGCGAAAGGCAGAAGGAGTTAACCGAGGCACCTGATGTAACGTGTAACGTTTCAGGAGTAACGTCAGTCGTTACGGTGAAACATAAAGAAAGAGAGAAAGAAAGAAATAAAGATCCTAAAGAGAGAGAGAGCGCGCGCGATGGTTCTGTTGATCCAAAGGCAGTCCAAATCTCGTTAGCTCTTGCTGCGAACAAAACGTTCGCATCGCTCCCGACGCTCGAGGTTGCCGAAGCTCTGCTTACGCATCTAGGAGCTGCAGCATTTAACGTTACCGAGTCGCAATGGACCGAGGCCATTGCCGAGGCAGCCGTTCAGGTGGAGACAGGGGCGACGGAAGGACGCATGCGCCAAATCCTGGCGTGGAAGTTCTCAAACATTCGCAAGCCACGCATCAAGCGTGATGGGGCACCTCGAGTTCAAGGCGAGAACGAAACCGAGGCGTTTAAGAAACTGCTTGAGAACCGACCTGTCGCATCAGGGAAAGCTGACCTGTCGTTTTGAAAGGTAAACCGAGATGGAAAACATGAATTTGGAAGGATACCTGGCGAAGATTCTGGAATCGTTGACGCCAGAAAACCAGGAACAGGCTAAGCGTCGCGGAGCGGAGTACGTTCAACTCGAACTTGACGAATGGTGGGGCAAAATTGCCCCGGATTTGCCGAGATTTCCATACGCTCGCTGGGAAAACCGAGAGTGGCTTGAACGATGTAGCCCGCGCGTCGTTGAAGCCGTCAAAGCATGGCGCGTGTTTGAGCTTGAGAAAGACAAGCTACGAGCAAAGCACGGCCTTCTACTTTGCGCTCCGACTGGGACAGGAAAGAGCACGGCAGTGCTTGCTCGAATCCATCGCGCATATACGCACGCACGCAAGCTAGCTGGCGAAGGAAAGCTTACCGTAGGACATCCGCCTACAATAGTTTGGATTACTGAGCAGCGTTTGGTTCAATGGAGCTGGGATGACAACGAGCGAATGCAGCGCGCTCGAGATGCGGGCCTTCTCGTCGTTGACGAGGTTGGGTTCGCTGGTGGTGACCAGGCCGTCAAAGGACGAACCCCAGCCATCCTAGACATTATGTCAGCTCGCTACGATAGATCGATTCCTACCGTGGTCACGTCTGGCCTATGCGTTGACGATTTGGTGCGTCGATATGGGGTGGCAGTGGTCCGACGAATGCAAAACTGCGCAGATATTTTGGATATCGTGAAGCCGTGAGGCAAAATTTGCCCCGGATTTATGGAATTTGAAAAAACGAATTCCAAACAATTTGGGCTAAATAACACGTCATGTGGTTTAAAAACCTACATGGCGCATATGTCACACATGTAGGCAAACCTATACAATGTAGGCAAAAACGCACGAAGTGCGTGCGCATGCGCGCACACATGTAGGCAAAAGCTATGCGTAAAGCGTCACATGCTGGCGTTGCGTCGCTTTCAGCGATCAGACCAATGCCAAGCGTGTTGCTTTATCAGCCATTGGCGAAGCGCTAGGAACTCAGAGCGCGTGATGTGTTCATCATGCATTGATGCATTGGAAATAAGTTCGTCAATAAACGAATCGAGTTTTGTGCCTGTTAATGTGCGAAGTGAATGTGTTTCGCACGCCTCCACGGTCCAAAGCCAAACCTTGCTCAGTTCGTTAGGTAGATTCACTTGATGCCTTTCTCGTCGCTTGAATCGGCTTCCCGATACAGCGCCGCGCACGCGCAATCGTAGCGGCCGGTTTCGTTCCAGCCTTGCACCACCCGAAGCGACGAATCGTGGTTAGTTGGCCGGTACGTGCTGTGACACTCGCCAAGGATACGGCGCGCAATGCCCTTGGCTTGCCTGTCGCTTGTGGCAGTGAAACGATGGCAAGTGTCATCGTATGCGTACAATACGTAGGCCAAAATCTTGGTAGTGATGGTTTGCATGTAGCGAATGTTAACACGTGCGAACAGAACGTCAAGGGGTGCGAGCGAGAAAAGTTAACTGGCGCGACGTTTGGAGGTTGCGATGGCTTTAGGAATAAAGTTAGGGTGGCGCGGTGGTAAATAGAGGCGTGCGCAGCAAGCGGCCCATGGCTTGGATGGTGGATTACAGGCGCGCAGACAGGCGCGTAGGCCATCTTTGGGACACTGATGTACCTTTGCCTAGGTCGCTATGCTCACGCGCTTTAAGGGGCGATTCTGAGCGATTAACGGTCATGCCGGTTGCGCTGCTATCCGGGACGTGTGCCACATGCTACCGGCTGTACCGCCGTCTCGAGGCAATGAACATCGCCTACATTATAGGATAACATCCTACCTAATTCACGCTTGCGAACGGTTGCCCCTTGCAAACATGGTAGCGCGTGCTAATGTTCGGCTCATGACCAACATCGACATCACCCCTGCTGTTGTTTACCTCGACGCCGTTCAGGTTTCCCCGCGCCGCTGGGAGCACTACGCGTGCGAGACGTGCTCGTACTGGCGCGTCAGTCGCAAGGACCTCGAGGCGCTTGCCGAGGCGCTGGAAGATGGTACCCCGGACGCCTATTCGCTGTGGTGCTCCGGCGGCCACGGAACCGAGGTTCGCAAGCGGTGAGGCGTCATGCAAAGGGCCAGGCGCTACGGCGCCGGTCCGGCTTGTTCGCTACCATCATCAAGTCCAGGCTGCGGGACCTGAAGTGGTCCCGCGCTGATTTGGCGGCGGCGACTGGTATGTCACGTTGTCGCGTTGCCGACGCGCTCTTACAAGAGTCGCTGAGCGAACGCGTGTTCCTGCGCTTTTGCTCAGCGCTGGCTATTGACCTTGATGTCAGGCAGATCGGCCGACCGTTGCCGCCGCTGACGCCGTATGAGCGCCTGATGGCATGGCGCGCAATCGACGCATGCGAGGCAGCCGGTGGAGCTGCGGAAGCTGGTGCATTGCGTCAGCTGATAGGACGTAAACAAGGCGACATCGAACGCGATGAATTCGACTCGGCAATGTCCGCAGTGCAACGCGTACTTGTGCGAGCGAAGGTTAAGCGCGCCGGATATGACCCTGATGAGGTATTAGGCGACGAATGGTAAGGCCTGACATGCAGCCCCTTCTAGATGCACTGAGCGAAACGACACCAGGGCCATGGGAACCTCGTCAGTCGTCTACCCTTGGCACCAGCGTTGAAGCGCCATCGGCGGTAGCCGTCGCATGGTGCGGCACGAATTCAAGCCATGGAAACATCGCGCACTATCGAATTCGCACCCGTGAAGCCAAGGCAAATGCTAGGTTCGTCGCGTTAGCTCATGGGCTGGTACCGGCCATGGCTGAATACATCGAACACTTGGAAGCTGGGCTAAGGCTAGCTCACAGGGATATTGAGATACTGGAGGCAGAACGATGCGAGATTGGGAAATGATGGAACAACCTCGAACGTGGCGAATCTGGTCAAGCGGCCATGTGGTGCACCGTGATACGGCGGATAGCGCCGAGGCTATCTTGGACGACTACGTGTCATACCTCGTCCAACATCGGCAAGAGTACGGCTACCCAGACGATTACGAGCTGCGCGCCGTATGCGTTGAGACTGGTGAGCGTGTTACGGCGAGGGGAAGGCTATGAACTGGCCAGACTGGCTACGCATATGGAATGCGCGACAACATCAAGCCATCACGCAAGGCTGCGACATGCGCGAACTGCTTAGGCAGGACTACGAGACGCTTGAGCGCATGCCACGTCTTGACGGGTGGGCAAAGGACATGGCCGCATGCGACAACGAAGGCGAGGCGACGTGATGCTCAAGATTCCGAGCGAAGTGGAAGGCTTGCGGCTAATTGCAAGCGTAAGTGGTGGGAAAGATTCAACGGCGCTCATTCTTGCGCTTAAAGAAGCCAATCTACCGTTTGAGGCTGTGTTTGCTGACACGGGATGGGAGGCGCCAGAGACATACCGCTACCTCGACACATTACGCGAGCTGGTATGCCCGATTGCGGTCGTAAAGCCAAAGCGCGATATGGTCGCTGTAATTCGTCATCGCGCGGGCTTTCCAGGCAGGATGCAGCGATGGTGTACCCAGGAGTTAAAACTAGCGCCAATGCGAAAGCATCATGACGCGATTAAAGGAGACACGGTAAACGTCGTAGGAATTAGAGCCGATGAATCGGAATCTCGAAGCAAGATGTCAGAACTTGATGATGATGAACGCTGGGGCGGTTGGATCTGGAGGCCCTTGCTTCGCTGGTCACTGGCAGACGTGCTCGACATTCATCGTCGGAACAATGTTCCGGTGAACCCTTTATATCAGGAAGGGCACGAGCGCGTTGGGTGCTACCCGTGCATTTTCTCGCGAAAGGAAGAAATTCGACTGTTGCCAGAATGGAGAATTGCTCAAATCGAACAGCTTGAGACAGAAGCCACGGCGCTTAGAGCTGAACGAAACGAAAAAGAGCCTGGAAGATACCAGCACGAGGTTGCGGCGTTTTTTCAGACAAAGATTCCAGGCCGAACTATGAACATTCGAGAGGTAGTTGATTGGTCTAGAACCGCCAGGGGTGGGCGTCAGCTTGACTTGCTTGCAGATATTTCACAGGGAGGATGCATGAGGTGGGGAATGTGCGAGTCGCCAAAAATTGAGGAAACGTGATGGACGACGCAGAACGCGAAAAGCTAATGGGCCTCATCGACGAATGGAAAGCTGAGTGCTCCAAGGCACGTGCAGAACGTGATGATGCGAGAGCAAAAGCAGCTGAATACGCGCAAAACAAAAAGGAGAACGACAATGGAGCTTGATGTGCTTGCCGAACTGATTGAAGCCGCCGAGCGGTACTACGACTCGACGTTTGATTTGAACGATGCCGAGAAAGCGATGCGTGCGATTGACACCGCTGCTTCCGCCAGTCCGCACGCAATCTGCGACACGCAGTGCCGACTCCACAGTCAGAAGGGCGAGACGCTTCGCGCTGCCGGTGCGCTGCTTCGTGCCGTTGAGAACTACCGAGCATTTCACGAGACAAAAGCGTCGGACTAATGAGCTACGGAAACGCAGGTCTTCCTCGGTTTCACGTTCGCACGGATAGTCTTGGTGACGACGAACGCGCGTTCATTGCGTCACTCAGTTCATCGGGCAAAGCGAACGCTCGCTTACTGCGTATGAGCGACCATACTTATGCCGAGCTGATGCAACCCCTTGGTCGCGTCAAGCCTTCGACCTTGTCTCGAGTACGCCAAAGGCTTGCAGAGCTAAAGGAGGCGCATACGTGACCGATATGGACGACGTAACGATTCTGATGCGTCTTAAGCGAGAGCTGAACGCAGCCGAGGCAAAGCTGGCTCGACTTGAGCTTGGCGCGCAGCGACGAAAACTCGTTTCCGAACAATGGGAAGTCAGGTTTGGTGGCCAATCCATTTACTGGTTTACGACGAGGGAGCAAGCCAAAGCAAAGCGCGCAACGCTCGTTGCCATGGATGGAGATCGCAAACGCTCTAGCTATCAGATTGTTCGTGTGCGACGATTCCGACTATGCCGAGCATCGGAGTAAAGATTAATACTGGTGATATGGGCGGAGAGTGTGACTGCGGCGATTGCTACTGCTGCGGCGCTCAGGACTTCCGCGACAATGCGATTGCGCTCATTGGTATGGAGCCTGTTAAACAGGGTGATCCCAAGAACGTGCAGCGCGAGATTGTTAAACTCTTGGAGAAGCTGCCTACGGGTGGCGGACGCAAGAGCACGCCGGGGTCTGACCCTGGCAGCATGATGGACAATGCGGACATGGAGGATTGACAATGCCACTTAAAAGCAAAGCACAGGAACGCTACCTCTGGGCCGTTGACCCAAAGGCGGCAAAGAAGATGGAAGCTGACACGACCAAGAAACAGCGCGCAAAGCTGCCTGAGAAGGTTAAGAAGAAGGCTGCGCCGAAGAAGTGAGCGCGGACCGAGGCGAACTCGTCCAGGACCCGGACGGACGTTGGAGAAAGGGTACCAAGATTTCTCCAACAGGCCGCGTCTTGCAGGCGTGGACGCCAGAGATGCGCGAGGCGTTGGGCAATGCCCGAAGGCTGTCCGTGCGTGCCGTTCAAAAGCTCGCAGAGCTTCTAGACTGCGGCGACCCACGGGTTGAGCTTAAGGCTGCTGAAACGCTTCTAGCACGCGTTTACGGCGCTCCTAAGCAAGCGGAGCCAGAAGAGTCGCAAGAGGCTCCGCAGGTGAGCCTAGAGGACCTGCCGCATGAGGAACGGCTCGCGTTGCTTGAGGACGCAGCAGTGAACGTGCAGAAGGCGCTTGAGATGGAACGCTCCAAAGCAAAACGCTGATGGCTGTTAGCCTAGAAGCCCTGAGCTACGCCGCGCGCGTCGCAGGGCCAAGCCTTGAGAGGATGCTTACATCCTCAAGCGGGTTTGGTCTTAAGACGGCAACGCCATTACAGCAGGCTATCTGCCGCATTGCCGATGGTGTTCCGCTTGGTGACCTATTAGAGCGACCGCTTTTAAGGCATGCGTCGCAGTACGCTCGAGATATCCGCGAAAGAGCTACGTTTGAATGGTCGATTGGCGATGTTGAGGCATTGCCAAAGGCTAGACCGGCAGAGCTTTATCTAATTGGTCCTATCCGGTCTGGCAAATCGCTGATGACCGCAGCCGTTTCCGTTTGCGCCACTCAGCGTTGTGACTTGTCCTTGCTTGGTCCTGGCGAGATGCCGCGCGTTAGCGTTGTCTCGCTAACAACGGACCTTGCAAGCGTTGTACACCAGCACGTCGTTGGTCGTTCTTTGGCTGTTCCTAGCCTAAAAAAGATGATCATTGGCGATCCTAAAAACGATTCGGTGCTGTTTAGGCACCCAGATGGAACGCCGATTGAGGTTAAGATTGTCGCTGGCTCTCGAGCTGGTGGAAGCCTAGTTGCGCGTTGGTCTGCTGGTGTCGTGTTCGACGAGTTTACCCGCATGATTGGTGGCGACGATGGCGTCATCAACTTTGACGATGCCCGAAGCGCCGTCAGCGGTCGCTTGCTTCCAGGCGCCCAGCTCTGCGGCATTGGCTCACCGTGGGCGCCGTTTGGGCCAGCTTACAACATCGTTAACCAATACTGGCAGCGCCCATCAAAAGAACGTGTTGTGCTGCGCGCTGTCGGCCCAGCGATGAATCCAATTTACTGGACGCCTGAGCGCTGCGAGGAGCTTCGAAGGCGCGACCCAATCGCGTTTCGAACAGACGTTCTTGGCGAGTTTTCAGACCCCGAATCGTCATTGTTTACGGCTGACGACCTTGCTCCTGTCACTCGTCCTTGGCCCGTAAACCTAGAAGCTGAGCCAAACCATCACTACGTCGCAGCAATTGATCCGGCAACGCGCGCAGACGCGTGGACCATGGTTGTTGCAACGAAGCGTAAAGATGGCGTTGTACAGGTCGTCTTTACCAAACAATGGCAAGCAAAACGCGGAATGCCGCTGTCTCCCGATAGCGTATTGCGTGAGATGTCCGAAGACTTGGCGCCTTACAACGTCGCTAGAGTAGTAACCGACCAATGGGCAGCAGACGCTCTTTCTGACCTTGGCGCTCGTTATGGTTTGTGGATTCAGTCACAGTCGATTACAGCAAACAAGAAGGTTGAGCTGTTCGAAACAATGCGAACGCTTATCCTTGCAAAGCGAGTTGAGCTTCCGCCGCTGAGAGAGCTTCAAGATGACATTCGACGCGTTCGTAAGCGCGTCACGCAGAGCGGAATCAGCATTGAATTGCCACGAGCAAGCGGCAGACATTGCGACTTTGCATTTGCAACCGCACTAGCCTTGTCTCAGCCAATTGGCGAGCCTGAGCACGACAACGACATCGCAATTCCAGAAGGATGGGAACGACATGAGGTCGAAGAAGCAGCTAGATACGCCAAGCGATTCCGAGGAGACGAAGACAGGTTCGACACGGAAACAGAGCTTGACCAATGGGAAGATTGACATGGAGGAGCTTTACGAGCTTCTCTCGACGCTGCGAAGCGTTGGCGTCACTCAATTCAGGACCAAAGACCTAGAAGTCCACCTTGGGCCTTTGATGCCTCCAAGGTCGCTCGATGACTTTGCAACGACTGGTATGGAAGATGTGGCGATTGAGGACGACGGTCGATTCGACCACGTTGGTATTCGTTTAAAGAAACTGGAGCCGATGGAATGAAACTGAAGCGCGTTATTTTTAAGGAATCCTGCGAGGCTCCTGGCGGAAAGTCGCGAGTGGCATACCTGCAATCGACTGAGCCGCTGCGACGCGATAGCTTTGTCGCTGATATGCGCCTCGTCTCGTTTGGCGTCATGGCTGGCGATGAAATCTACCCGCTGCACATGATTCGACGCATGACCGTCGATGTTGATGCGGTTGAAGAAGCGCAAGAGCCATCGGACCTTAAGGGCCTTGCGGCGCATGAATCCGATCACCTCGCGAATATTCCGTGGGCAATTGACCCACCGAAAAAGCGAGGACGACCTTCGAAGGCATGAAAAAGCCGCCAACCCGAGGCGAGGAGGGCTGACGGCTAAGCCTTTGGGAGATGGGAACCAGAGGCCGTGATACACTTACCGGAAAGCTATGGACTACGCAAAGAATCGTTGGTGGCTCGCGACCGAATCGCTGCTTGCATCGGAAACGATTGCAGCGGCTCGCGCTGTAGACATGGCTACCGGTACGCGCCGCATGCAGATGCTAGAGGCTTATTGCCTTTATGGCGACGAAACGGCTGTTCCTGAGAACGTCATTGAGCTGCGCTCGCAGCCGACCGTTACCCGTAACGTTCTAGCGCTTGCCGTCGATACCGTTATCAGCGAAGTAACGCAGGCGCGACCGCGCCCGATGTTCGTTACCGTTGGTGGCGATTGGCTCGAGCAGGAACGAGCGCGCAAGCTGACCTACTTCTGCGATGCTGAGTTTGATTTTAACAATGTTCATGAGCTTGCTGAGCAGGCTGCTCGCGATGCCGTCATTGCTGGCCTTGGTATTCTTCGTCCTCGTCGCGACCCTTCAGACCCGTCGCGAGTGATTGTCGAGCGCATCTATCCGCCGCATTTCCTGGTCGATGACCGAGGTGCAGTCGATGTGATGCCGCGCTCGTTCTTTGTGCGTCACTTGCTCGACAAGTGCCAGCTCGTTGAACTGTACCCAGAAAAGGCGTTTGAGATTGAGTCGGCGGCTACCGTTGACCATAACTCGTGGTTTGCTGACGGTCCTCGAGGTCAGGACATCGTTGAGGTTATCGAAGCCATTCACCTTCCTTCGAAGAAGGGTGGCGACGATGGGCGACATGTTCTCGTCATCAACGAGGCGACGCTTTATGACGAACCGTATACGTACGACGAACCTCCGTTTGTGTTCGTTCGCGCGGTAAAGCCGCTTCGCCGTTTCTGGGGGCTGTCACTGGTTCAACGAGCTGCGCCCACGCAGATTGAGCTTAATCGCGTCCTTCGTCGCTGGAACGAAAGCCTGCGCCTTAACGCGACGGCGCTTTGGTTCATCAACCGGCAGTCGCGCGTCGTGAAGGCGCACATGGTCAATCAGGTTGGCGCCATCGTGGAGCATGACGGACCTCCTCCGCAGCAGATGACGCCTGCGGTTATGCACCCGCAGATTGCGGCATATATCGAAGCCTGCGAGCAGCGCGTGTTTAAGCTGATGGGCGCTTCTGAGCTTGCGGCTACGTCGATGAAGCCTGCGGGCCTTAACAGCGGTCGTGCGCTTCAGGTATACAACGACGTTCAGTCGCGCCGATTTATTGGTCTTGAGCGTCAATACGAACAGCTTTACGTTGACCTTGCCAAGTGGATCGTAGCTCTGCATTGCGAGATTGCAGAGGATGACCCGTCGCACGAAATTATTTGCAGCGATGGACCTACGAGGACCACGCGCATTGCGTGGAAGGACATCAGCATTGAAGAGGGACGATTCCGCGCTCGCGTGTTTCCGACATCGGCTTTCCCGACGAATCCCGCGGCCAAGATTCAGGTGTTACAAGACATGCTCAGCTCTGGCGTCATTGACCAACAGAGCTTCTATGAGCTTGCTCTTGATGTTCCGGACCTTGAAAGCGTTCGTAATCGCATCGTGGCACCGATTGAGCTTATCCATAAGCGCCTGTCGCAGATGCTGTACGAAAACATCTATCTCCCGCCTGAGCCGACGATGGATCTCAACCTTGCATTGCGCGAAACGACGTTGGCTATCCAGCGTGCCGAGCTTGATGAAATTCCAGAGGAGCGCGTTGACCTGTTGCGTCAATTCCTGACGCACGTGCAGATGCTGCAAGCGCAAGCAATGCCGCCTGCGCCGGAACCTGGGCCAATGCCTGGACCGATGCCCGGTGGCATGCCTTCGATGCCGCCTGAAATGATGGGCGCTCCGATGCCGATGGCATGAGCGCAAACGAAAGGAATGAGATGGCAACTGAAACGACCGAAACCACGACGAGCGCGCCTGTTGCTGCAACGGGCGTTGCCAGCATTGACGACCGCATTGCTGCCGCCGCAGAGGCCCTAGGCGAGGTTGAAGGCGACGCGCCTACGGAGCCAGCGCCAGAGTCAGAAAAACCGCAGGAAACGCCCGCAGAAGGCGAAGGCGAGCAGGAACAGGCAGATGCTTCCGAGTCCGATGAGGAAAAGCCCAAGGCTGCCAAGGAGCCAAAGGAAAAGCAGCGCAATATGGTGCGCGACCTGGCTGCGGAGTGGGCTACAGCGCGCCGGTACCAGCAGCAAAACGCAAAACGTGCGGCTGAGCTTGAAGCGCGCTCTGCTGACCTTGAGCGTCAGGCGCAGGATGCGCGTGAAATCGCGCTTTTGATGCAAGGTCACCCTATTAAAGCTGCTGAGCGGTTGGCGGCAATTGCTGGAATCAGCACGCCTGAATACCTCCAGCGCCTTCAGCTTGCGTTTATCAATGGCGAACAGGAACAGCCGAAGCAGCAAGAGACTGCCATCGCTAAAGAGCTAGCAGAGCTGCGCGCCGAGCTTCACGCAGAACGCAATCGCCGCGTGCAAGAGGAGCAAGCTCGAATCTATGCCGAGCAGGTTGCTCAGATTACCCAGTCGGAAACTACGACGCTGGTTGAGCTTGCCAAGCAGTATTCGGAACATTTCCCGGCGCTTCAAAACCTGAACGACAAAGCGCTTCAGACGCGAATTGCTGATGCAGTGCAATTTTACGTGGGGCGTGGCGACGAGGTTGGTCGCTTTGAAGTGTTGCAGGCTGTAAACAACATTGTGCAAGACACTCTTGCAGAATATGGCCTAGCTGATAGCATTGGGTCACGGGTTGCTTCCGCGCCTGCGGCTAAGGCCGAAAAGCGGACAGCGAATCAGGCCATGTCACGGCCTCGCAACGGCTCAGGCCGGTACATCCCGACGAACGCAGTGGCCGCCGATGCTGGTGGCGCTCGACGTGCGATGACGGCAGAGGAACGTTTGGCAGCAGCGGCAAAGGTGCTCTGAGCGGCTTGCGAACCTCAGTCAGCGCACGGTTACTCAACAACCGTTTTACTGACTGAGGTTTACAATGGCTTCTTTGAACATGTCGTCCTTCAGCTCGGCGCTGAAGATCCTTTATCCTGATTCGCTTGAGGAGGTTTGGTTTCCTGAATCTCCTTTCCTTGCCTGGGTTCCGAAGTCCTACGACTTCGAAGGCGCTAGCAAGCAGTCGAACGCGATGTTCAGCGGTATCCGTGGCTCCACGGACTTCTCGACTGCGCTGAACGGCAAGAGCGTCCCGTCGCTCGCGAAGTTTAACGTCACTCGTAAGAAGGATTACGTCCTTGGCAGCATCGACAACGAGACGATGATGGCCTCGGCGTCGAACAAGGGTGCGATTGCGAAAGCGATCAAGACTCAGGTTGATGCGGCGGCTTACGAGTTCGGTCGTTCGATGGCGTTCCAGGTTTGGAGCGATGGTTCGGGTGCTCGCGGCACCGTTTCGGCTTACAACGCTGGTACGGGCGTTGTTACGCTGACCGACCGTCGCGATTGCGTAAAGTTCGAAGTCGGCATGGTCTGCGAGATCAAGTCGGCTGCGGGCGTTGTTAACGCGGGTTCGTATCAGGTGACTGCGGTTGACCTCGACCTCGGCACGGTTACCGTGACCAAGCTCGGCGGCGCCGCTGACCCGATTGCGACCGACCTCCTTGGCCGTGCTGGCGACTTCCTTGCGGGCGTTGGCAACTCGAACTGCATGAGCGGCGTGTTTGCTTGGATTCCCACGTCGGCCCCGTCGGCTACGCCGTTCTTTGGTGTCGACCGCTCGGTAAACCCGGTTCGCCTCGCTGGTTCGCGCGTCAAGGGCGGCGCCAAGACAATCGAAGAAATCATCTTTGATTCGCTCGCCCGTGGCAAGACGAACGGCGGCAAGTACGACACCGTGTGGATGAACAGCGAGCGCGCTGCGGAACTTCAGAAGTCGATGCAGGCCAAGGCCTTCGTCGATGTGCAGAGCGCCGGTAAGGCCAAGGTTGGCTTCCAGGGCTTCAGCCTGGTGACCAGCTCTGGTTCGCTCACCGTTCTTGATGACCCGACCTGCCCGTACGCTTATGGCCTTATGACGAACCGCAGCGCGTGGGAGTTCTCGACGCTGGGTGATGCGCCGCATTTTGCTGAGGAGGACGGTCGCCGCTTCCTCCGCGAGAGCGCGTCGGATGGCATTGAGTTCCGTCTTAAGATGTACGGTAACCTTATCTGCCAGCGCCCGGTTGATAACGTCCTTATCGACTTCGACAACGCGTGATTCGCGCTTAATTAGGAGACTACGAAAATGGCTATTAAGACTTCGACCGACCTTATTAAGGCGCCTGCTCACGCGCTGGGCTCGCCCGACGACGTGGACTATGCGTTCCGCACCCGTGTTGTTCGCGTTAAGCTCCCGGCTGACGCGGCTGCCAACACTGCGACTGAGCATCTTCTCGCAATTAGCGAGGTTCCAATCGTCATCAACTCGATCAAAGTGCTTCCGCAGACTTCCGCTGCGATGCCGATTGCAGCTGACGCCACGGATTATACGACGATTGCGTTGCAGACCGGCGATCTCGCCGCCGGCTCGCTTGCAACTGCGATTGCATCAAAGGATACCCGCGCCGCTTCGCTTAACGGCCTTGCGGCGAATACGCTTGCGACGATTGGCAGCGGGCTCGTTTCGAGCGTTGCCGCCAATCAGCGCATTTCGCTCAACGTCACTAAGGCCGGTGCTGGCAAGCAGCTCCCGGTGCTTTTGGTCGAGCTTACCTACCAGCTCGCCTGATAGGAGGCTCCAACATGAGTACCACGGCAAAAGGCCTTTACCATCCGTTCTCGCACGCTCGCGGCGTAACGGTTGGGTCGTTCCGGTTTACCGGTGCGGCTGGCGCAAATCCTACGTCGTTGATTGACCCTGGTGGAATTGTTCTGTCCGCAGTGCGCGACGCAGGCGGTTCCATTGTGGTGACGCTCAAGCGTCGCTATTCGAAGATCGACGCCATTGCTCAGATGCTTGACGCAACTGGCAAATTTGCCAGCGTTGATGCCATCACGGCTGGCGGCACTGCCGATAATAAGCTCGAAGTCTCGACCTTTGCGCAGGGTGCGGCGGCTCCGTCGGACCAAGCTGGCAAGGTTGTGATCGTGTCTTTCTACGGCTACGACACCTGATAAAGTGAGGTCTGCATGGCTGCTTTAGTGACACTCGCAGAGATGCGAACACGTGCCCGCGAAATGGCGGACATGCAGACCTCCAACCAGGCTGCGGCTTTTGTTACCGATGCGGAGCTGACGCGCGCGATTAATCGGCACGTAAAACAGCTCTACCAGAAGCTAATCGCAGCGCGTGGCGACGATTACTATGCCGTTTCAACAACGGTTTCGATCCTCGGATCGGCTATCTCGACCATTTTATTTTCGCCACCATTCATGCAACTTCTCGCGGTGTCCGTGACTGACGGAACTCGCGTTCTTTGGGTCCCAAAGTTCAACCTGAAGCAGTGGCCAGAGCTTAAGTATCTCGAGAATTTAGCAAGCTCTGACTTGACGTTTTACCGATACCGCTTGATGGGCCATAACATTGAGATTCGACCCGAGTGCAAGGCGTCAAACCATTCGTTTACGGTTCACTACCTGCCTGCTTTTGTCGAGCTTGTAAACGATGCCGACACGTTCGACGGCATCAACGGGTGGGAGGACTGGGCGTGCTATGGCGCTGCCATCGATATGCTCAACAAAGAGGAATCGTTTGAGCAGTCAGCCGCATTGCAGGCGCAGCGCTCGACGCTCGACCAGCAGATTGACCAGCTCGCAGGCAACCGAGACGCTGGCATGCCTGAGACGGTTTCGGACAGCATCATGGATTGGGGCATGTATGGTGCCCGCAGGCTTCGCAACGACTGGAACTGGTGACGTATGGCGCGCGCCCGCGTCATGCCAAAGCAAGGTATCCGTCCAGAGTCGGACAGCTTTGCGAAAAGCCAACTAGCGCTAGCCGTTGACCAGCAGCGGCGCGACCAAAACAGCCTGCCGTTTAATCGCGGCGTGTGGCTGCGTGATGTGGTCGTTCCTGCGGCTGCCAGCGTAACGGTTGCGCACAACCTTGGCCACGTTCCGAGCGGCTACATCATTACGAAGATGATTGGTGGCTACCAAGTCTTTCTGTTTACGCAGTCGGCGCTAACCGCAACCCAGATTAGCTGGGTGAATAGCGGAGCCGGTGCGGTTACCATCGACGCCTGGGTGTTCTAATGCCTCGAGCACAAGCCTTTATTCCGCTGTCCAAGGGTATCGATCAAAAGCTCGATGAACGCTTGCGCGAACCTGAGTCGCTGGCCCAGGCAACGAATGCCTATTACCGCCGCAATAACGGACTCACGAAGCGCCATGGGTTCTCTGCCATGACGACTACCGGCTACGTTACCGACGGCACGCCACGAGGCATCCTATCGACCGGCGACGAGCTTCTGATTCGCGGATACCGCAAGCTCTGGGCGTACAACGAAACGAACGCCATCGTAGGCAGCGGCCAATGGGTTGACCGTGGCGATTTGTCTCCGTTTACCGGATCGCAGCGCACGGTGTTTAGCGACGCGCTAAGCGTTCCGTGCTCGGACTCGTGCCATACGCACGGATACACGCTGCATGCTGCTGCTACTATGCGGTTTGCTACGTCCCTGCCAGGTGGCGGAACTGCCACAAGCCTTGTTTACAAGGTCGAAGTTGAGGGCGTAACGAATGAGGTTGTAAAAACCGCGACCATCATCAGCGACAACGGGCCAAACCAGGAAATCGGCGCAGTTCGCGTATGCCCAGCTAACGCAGCAGGCGGAGCAAACTCCGTGTTTATCGGCTGCGCTCGCTTCGCTACGACGGCGCTTCAATGGTACCGATGGGTCAGCAGCGCGCCATCGACGACACCAGCGCTGTCTATCAGCCACCTTGACCTTTACACGTTGGCGCTTGGCGATTCGGGAAACGACCGGCACTACGACGCAACGACGCGCGCGAATGGCGAGTGGGCGTACTGCTACGTCAAGTTGAATCCGGTTGGTTCCCGCCACATCTACGTTGCGCGCATGAATGATGCGGCAACGATTACGAGCTGGCTAATCAACTCGCCAGCGGGCCAGCAGTGGGAATATTGCGCAATTGCTGATGGTCCAATCGGCGGCTACATCTACGTAGTCGGAACGGATACTGCGCAAAATACGTACTTGTATGCCTATACGCCAGCAGGAGCGCTGTCGTGGTCGAAGCTGATGCACGCAAGTTCGACCGGCATCGTTTACGGGTGCTCGGTTATTGAAGGACAGCAAAGCGGCAACACGTTTGTTGTCGTTGCAACGAATTGCGCGGCTGGCGGACCTCCGCAACGATACAACCTGGATGTGTCTACGACTGACACAACGGGTGGCGTTGGTGGGCTTCTTTGGACTACGCGAAACACGTATGGGCTAACCAAGCCGTGGTTTACCAACGGTCGTTGCTACATCGCTGGGCGCGTTCGTTATGGCGACGGAAACACGATTGGTCAGCTCAATTACGATAACGGTTACGCAGCTGAGGTAGTGTTTGACGTTCTAAACAACCTTGTAACTACTTATAAGCCTGAATTGCGACTCGTTGGACGTTACGACTTTGGCGTTGTTCCATCGTACTCCGCGCAGGCACCTGGGCAGGAATACACGTTTACGCGCGGATCAATGCAGACCGTTCAACCAGGGCTAACGAACGCAAGTTCGTTTCGCTACGCTACTCAGCGCATCGCCAACCAAGTACCGTTCAAGTTTCCGACGCAGGCTGGCGATTTTGTCGAGTTGGACTTTAGCGGCAAAACTACGCAGGTCGCGACGACTCGAGGCAGCGCAACGTTCGGCGGCGGAAATGTGTCTTGGTACACGGGCCAGCAGGTGCAAGAGCTTGGTTTTGCAAGCGGTCCTGTTATCGCAACGCTCACCTATTTGAATGATGGTGCGGCAAGTCTGCAACCTGGCACGTATACCTATCAAGGCGTGCTTGAAAGCTACGACGAAAAGGGAAACTTAACTCGCTCGGTCCCTGGTCCGCCATGCCAACTAATTATCGCTGGTGGCCCTGGAACGCATCACGTTGACGTGACGTTCTACACACTTGGTCCTTCGCAGCGGTATGCAGCTGGAAAACGGTTTGCTGTTGTAGCTTATCGCGCCGACCAGGATGGCGTGTTTCAGCGATGCACGGAACCGTTCGTTAACTCGTTTGACGACCAAACGTCGCAATACTTCCCGACTATCCGCGACATGGGAGCGCAGTACGATGCGATTTATACGCAGTCAGGCGCCGAGGTCGAAGCAAGCGGTCCTGATGGCGCGTCGCTTGTTATGGTGGGAACAAAGCGCGTTTGGCTCGGCGGATTCTTCCGTCGTGACCGCATTCAGTATTCGAAGCTCTACAACCCGACGACGGCTAACGAATACTCGCTTGCGCCTGAGTTCAACGATGCGTTTTCGTACCTTATTCCAGGTGGCGAGTCGGTTACGGCGCTTGGCGAGCTTGACGACAAGCTGATTGTTTTCACAAAGTCGAAGATTTTTGCGATTGCTGGCAACGGGCCAGACGATGGCGGACGCGGAAACGACTTTAGCGGGCTTGAGCTAATCGCAAGCGATACGGGTTGCGTTGATGCGCGTTCGGTCGTTGCAACCCCTGCCGGTCTGTTTTTCCAAACGCTGGCAGGTATCTTCGTCCTTGGTCGCGACCTTCAGCTTAACTTCATCGGATCAGCGATTCGCGATGTGACCGACGAGTTCACTGAGATTACTAGCGCCGTACTGGTTCCGCGTGACAACCACGTGCGGTTCACGCTGCGAAACAGCAGCTACGGTTACGGCATGGTCATGGTTTACGACTTTGATCAGGGTGCATGGTCGCGTTGGGACGTGCGCACTCGCAATGGAGTAGGATCAATTGTTGCCATTGACCCTACCGGCGCGTGCCTTCACAAAGATACCTATTACGTCCTAGGTAGCGACCGCATCGTTTACTACGAAAACCTATCGACATGGTTTGATGTTGGGAACATTTACGTCCCAATGAAGATTGAAACTGGATGGCTTCAGGCTGCACAGCAAAGCGGCTGGCAGCGAATCCGGCAGGTCGCCGCGCTTTGCAAGGCTAACGACTCGCATAGCCTAACCATGTCTTTGTTTCAGGAGTTCGACGGTAGCACGCCGACGCAAACCTACACGTGGAGCGAAGCCACGCTATCCTCGCAAAAGCTCCAAGAGCTTGAGGTGATGCGCGTGAAACAGCAAAAGTGCACTAGCTTTAAGCTGCGCATTGAGGACGCGCAAAGCGCTAGCACGGTGCGCGGCCAGGGTTACGACTGCGCAGGATTTAGCGTAGAATTGGCAGGCAAGCGCGGGCTTTACAAGCCTGGTACGCAGCAGAGGAACTAAGACGATGCCAGCAACTTATCAGCAGCTAATGCAGCGCTCGCAGGCGGCGATTGGTGGAAACTACACGCCATCCTACGAAGAAGATTACCGTCGTCGCATGCAAGAGCGCTTTGCGCAGGAGATTCCTGCCGCTCAGGCGCTTACGGCTGCCGCAATGTCGCCTGATATGCTGGCAAAGCAGCGCCTTCAGCTTGGACAAGGCATGCAGCAGCAGGCAGTTGGAGCCGCATCATCTAATCCGCTTGCAGCTCGAGCGGCGCAGTTTGGTGGCGCTCAGCAAGCATTCGGTGCGTCGATGGCCGCTGGACAGGAGGCGCAGAACACGCTTGAGCAAGCAAAGCAAGCTGAGATGGGAGCCTATATGCGTCAGATTGGTTATGGCCAAGGCTTGCAAGCGCAGGAACTAAAGCGCCAAGAAATCATGCAGAACGCAATGCAGAACGAATACGAGATGCAACGTGCGTTGCAAGCGCAGAAAGATGCACGTCGTCAGGCCTTGTTGCAAGGCGGTATCCAAGCTGGCGTTGGTGCACTCGGAACCCTTGGCAGTGCTCTTGGAAAGGCGTTCGGCTGATGCCACTTCGTAAAGATATCTTCGACCCATCGGGCCAAGTTGACCCAAACTCGGAACTGGCAAAGCGAACGGCTCAAGAGCAGGCGTACGGCCAGTTCTACGAGAAGGCGCTTGGTACGCTTCAGCAGCCTCAGATGGGCGCCAAGTACATGCAAGGACCAGAAGGCCAGCTATGGCAGGGCATTGAGCAGCAACGCCAATTTGGCATGGCTCAGGCCGGTCGACGAGGCTTTAACCCGTTTGCGGCTCGTGGCGCAACTCAGGCTGGATCCGAGATGGAGTCGCAAGGCTACGGCGCTGCGCAAGGCATCCGCGAGCAGCAAGACTACTTTGCAAAGCAAGCTGCGCTTGGTCTTGCTCAGCAGCGTTCTGCATACGACCAGCAGCAGGCTGGAATCGATACCGCTGGCATTCAGCAAAAGATGCAGCAGCAGCTTTGGGAACAAGCTCAAAAGCAGCAGCTCGACGCGGAGCAGCAGGCGCGTCAGAACCAAGCGTTTATGGGAGGGCTTAACGCTTTTCAAAGCTCGCTTGGAATGATCACGTCCGATGAAAACATGAAAACGGACATTACCGACGGCGGACCTGCTGCCGATGCGTTGATGGACTCAATCGCTAGACCGTCGATGACGCGCGAAGAAGCCATCAAGTATTGGAACACGCCAATCGGAGCGTCTGCCGATCAAGTTCAGATGGTTGGCGAGTGGGGCAATAAGTACAACCCGCGTACCGCCATCGTTTATACTGGTGCGCAGCCTGCCAAATCTGCTGGTGCTGTTGCTGCAAAGCCTGCTGGAGCTGAAGCCATGCCATACTTGACTGATAAAAACTTCGACGAGGAATATGGCGCAGCCAGCGATGGACAGCGCAAGCTCATGCAACCGCTTGCGATGCCGATTAAAGGTATCGCTATCAGTGATCTTGGCGAGGGTGGTCCTGCGAACACTATGTCGCAAGGCATCGTTGTTCCTTCGCAAGAACTTGGAATGAGCGTTCGCGGTATGAGCCCTGAGCGACGGGCGAAAGCTGAAGCGGCACTTGGTATCACGCGACCAATTGACCCTCGAGCGCAGGCATACGTGCAGCAGCAGATGCCAAAGGCTTCTGCGTTTATCGCGAATCCGCCTATCTCTGATTACGAGTACGGTGTTGTATCTGCGCCTGTTGCAGAGCGAACCGCTGCCGACATTGCTGGTAAACCAGTGCTGATGCCAAGCGGGACCTATCTGGTTCCGACGCAAGAGCTGCGACCAGAAACGCCAGAGCAAGCGCTTCGTCGTCGTGAGGCTGACCGGCGAGCTGCAATGATTGCTGACGCGCTTAACAGCCAATCGAATGCGCTTGAAGCCAAAGCGAATCGTCCAGCGAAGCAAAAGGAAGCTGACCTTGCGTCGATGATGAGCGACTACGCCAAGAGCTTTTCCAAGTCGCTAGGTGGCGGTGGCATCGTTGACCAGGCCCTTGATAACGCTGTCCCGTATTCGTTCGATTACAAAGCAGGTGTTGGCGCCCCTGGTAGGCAGCTTGGCGTGATGGCTCAGGACGTGGCGAATAATCCGCTCACGAACGCGATGGTGACGCCTACTCCTGCTGGATTGGCCATCAATCCTGCCAAAGCGGTTGGACCGCTTCTCGGAATGGCAGGCCGTTTGAATCAGCGCGTCAGCAAGCTCGAAAAGGGTAAGTGACATGGCAACTCCGATTGGTGCGCTTCCATTGCCGGTAACGCTTGGCGCAGGCGATTCCATTGGTATGGCTAGCAATGCGCAGCCGGTTGGCCAAGTTGAACTTGGGCAGCGAAAGCCAATCGTTGAACCTATCGGTCCTGCGCAAAAAGCGGTTAACGATGCATTCGCTGGATTTACTCCTGAGCAACCGTTGACCGGATGGCAGG